GAGTCCAGGGGTTGGCGCATCGGTCTGTTCGGGCTGCTGGTCGCCGGATTTGCGTTGGCCACCCACGCACCGGGTTTGATCCTCGTCGGCCTTGTGGTCGCGGCAGCCGGAGGGATTATGTGGGGCGCTGGGATGGCACGCCGGGACTGACCGGCACGAACGTGATGCCGAACCGCAGCCCGTCCGGGTGCTTCAGCTCGCGTTTCGCTGTCTGCTCCTGAGCCCTGCTCATCGCTGTGGCCGCAAAGTCCCTGACGGGACCCGAGACAACATACGAGCCTGTGCGGTAGGGGTTGTCGCCGTCGTGCAGCGGGTCTTGCGCCTCGTCGCGGGGTATCCCGAGGTCGTTCAGGCTGTCCTCGTACATGAGCAGCGCGGACGCCAGCAGTGTGTCGCTCCGCAGCCACCTCTTGCCGGGTTTGCGCCTGCCCCGGAACACAGACAGGGGAACGTGCCAGGAGCGGGCGGCCTGCAGGTCGGCTAAGACTCCGGCGTTGACAGGGCCACGGAGCCCGCGAGAGAGAAAGGGACATCCACGGCCTCACCAAACGTGACCTGGTTGGCGGCCTTGATCGCGCCCGTCCACTGCCCCTCACCAACAGCCTGACGAAGCGCGCCCCACTTCGCCGGGGTCAGCACCGGGTCAACACAGCAGATGGACAGCAGGAGCTCGTTGGTGGCGTCCTCGTCCAGATCCTTCGATGCGACCCGCACCGACTTCAGGTCTGCCTCGGACAACCCGCGGAGGCGGAACGGGTGGCGGCCGGCGTCGATGGTCTCGCGCAAGGCCTCCATCTCGGCGGCGATCCTGCGCGGCTCCGCACCAGACATGAGCCGCTGGTCAGTCTCGTTGTCCGCGGCCTTCTGCGCGGCGAGCAGGTCGACCTCGAGGGACTTGAAACGGCCATACTCGGCACCCTTGGATGACAGCATGATGACAGTCTCAGGACGGGTCGCCCCGGCGATCCAGTCGTCAATGCTGAACGTGGCGGGATCGGGCGTGGGTGCGTCTTTAGTGCTCATGTGATTCTCCTGGCCGGTAGGTGTTCTGGCCGGTCATGGTGAGGTGTGGCGGCGACCGGCCAGGCGCGCCGCCACACCGAACAAGGGTCAGGCGACGAGCGCGACCTTCTCCGCGTAGAAGTACGGGGAGAGCTTCTGAACCATCTTGAACACCGCGTTCGTGGTGTCCCCGACCTCGTCCCTGCCACCGAGGGTGGTCCCCCAGACAGCAACGAACTGGCCGACAGCCAGAGTCGTTTCGTAGGCGATCGCGCGGCGAACCACGAAGTAGCCCTTGGAACCGGGAACCAGCTTCTCGTAGGCGGCATTCGTGACCGCTGCGAGGGCGGCCTGCGGACTGTAGACGTACTCGATGTCCTCGAGGGTGCGGCTGATCCCGCCGAGCTGCTCCCAGTCCTCAGTGGCGCACAGGCGGGAGTCGACAAAGCCCTTCTGGTCGAACTTTCCCTTGAACCCGCCATCCTTGGTCAGGTAGCAGGTGATGTCGATGGCGGTCGCGACGGCGGTACCGACCTCGGTGAGCTTCGGGACGTTCGGGTCAGCCAGGGTCGGAACCCAGACGACCTTGAGCATCCCATCGACGGGCACACTCGGCGGCAGAACAATGGCCATGTCACTTCTCCTTATTGGCCGTGGTGCCGGCCTTGGTGGTGCGGTGTTTTGCGGGGCGTGCCTGGCCGGTCAAGTTCGGGGGGTAGTCCGTCAGAACCTTCTGCGCTTCGGGGTCGACGGCAGACTCCACGACGTCGTATTCGTGGCCTGTGCTGAGATCCTTCACGCGGACGAAGTTGATGAAGGCCATGGGATTTTCCTTTCAGGTTGGGACACTGAAGAAGCCCCAGACAGTCGAGGCGTAGATCGGCTTGGAGGGGATGTCGTTGTCGATTCGGGGCGGCTGCGAGGAGATCGGCTTGACCCGTGCCACGCTGCGCCCTGTCACTGCGAGGCGCACGTCCAGCAGGGCCGTGCGGACCCACTCAGAGAGCAGCCGGACCTGGTCGGCGTTGGTGCCCACCACCGTGGTCTGGAACTCGTGCAGGGCATTAGATGCGTGCCCGCTCTGCCTGTCCGTGTCCTCATCTGGGGCGCCAGAGAACACGACGACGTAGGGGAACGAGGGCGAGTCGGGGACCTTCGTGTCGTAGGTGGTCAGGTTTGGCAGGGTCAGCGCGGCCAGCACGGAAGACGCTGCGGACCTGATCACAGGATCTTGCCCACTGCCCTGAGCAGGAACGTCTCGACGACTTTGCCCTCAGCCTCGAGCGGGGCTGCCAGGTTGGCGACCGGGCCATTCTTCGAGGACCCGTAGTAGAGCAGGTTCCCGAGCGCGCCCTGCCTGCGCCCCTTGTCAGGCCCGATCTCAGCTTCGATGCCTGTCGCCGTGACCTTCGTGTCGTAGGTGATGCTCGCCGGGAACGAGGGCGCGTGCGCGAGGCCTTTGGTGTCGTTCTGCATCTTCGTCTTGATGTTCAGCGCGCCCTTCTGGATGATCGCCCTGATCTCCGCGCCGACCACCAGCTCAGACTTGACGAGGTCGCCCGCGAGCTGGGTGAACTCGGACAGGTCCAGATCCACTTGAGCCATCAGGCCACCACCTCCTCGCAGATGAGCCGGCGCATCGTCGCGTGGCTCTTGGTCGCCAGCGAGGTCACAGTGAACGGGTGCCCGACAAGCGCAGGATCAAGGGTCACCACGGTCATCCGCACCCGGTCACCGATCTCATAGACGGTGGCGTCGATGGGCAGTTGCACGACGTGGCCGACGACGACGAACTGGTGCTCGCCGGCGTTCGGGCTGCCTGCCTGCGTGCCCACATCCTGCAACCGGCACTTGCCGGTGTAGACGTCGGCGAAGGTGGGGACCATCTGGCCGGTTGTCTCGTTCAGCGTCTCCCCGGTGGGGCGGTCGATGACGCAGGCGTCGACCATGAGGCTCTCTGCCTGTGCCCGCATGGCGGGAAGCGCGCCCGAGATGACGTCGCCCAGCATGGTCAAGCCTCGTAGATCGGGTAGCCGGCGATGTCGACCCCACATGAGCAGTACAACGCCCCGAAAGCGAGAGAACACCACGGCTGATGCAGCGAGCCACACCCCGCCGTGTCGATCGAGAACGCGCCCGTGGTCGGACTGGTGAGCCCTAGCAGGGTCCACCACTCGTCGAGGATCACAACCCGGCCGCGACCTGAGCGGTAGGTGCGGGACGTGCTGGCGTCATCCACCGCGACAGTGACCTGCGTGGCGTCATCAGGTCGCTGGACGTGCGCCACCACAGCCTGCCGGATCACATAGTCAAGCTTCGCCATGTCCAGTGCCGTGACGATGCCGAGTTCGGCCTTGCGGGCCTCGATCAGCATCGTCGCGTCGTCAATCCACAGCGTCCACTGCTCGAACTGTGTCTCGTCGGGGGCGGCCACACCTAATGCGACCGCGATTATTGCCGGCGTCACTGCCATGACCGCCCCCTCCTCATCATTCGGACTTGCTGGCAGCGGCCTTCTTGGCCGCCATCTTCTTGGCCGGTGCCCTCTTGGCGGGCGCGGCCTTGTCTGCCGAATCCCAACCGGGGCCCAGCATGGCGGCCGTCTCGTCAGAACACGAGACGACTGCGCCGGTCTGGATGTTGCGTAGCCTGGGCATCGCGGGCTACACCATGTTGACGACTTTGGCGATCGCGGCAAGATCCGCGATGCCCCAGCCGTAGATGACCTCGGTGCGGAATGCGACCTGGTTGTTCCGCTTCAGGTCGCCGCCACCGTCCGGGTCGCCGAACTCGATCAGCTCAAGCTTCAGCTCGCGCTGGACACCCCACCCGATCGTGGAGAAGTCCCCCACGAACCCGTACGTCTTGGTGTCGACGGCGATGACGCCACCGGCGCCGACCGTCCGCGAGACCGACGCGCGGTGGTTCTCCAGGTTGGAGATCCCGGGGGTGAGCTTGAAGTCCGGGTAGAGCTTCTGCTCCGTGGTGGTCGCGCGAAGCGCCGAGAACTTCGAAGCCCAGATCGGGTCCAGGGCGACGTCGGACGGGACGTACCCGGCGGCCACGACCAGCGCGTCAGCGGCGTCGAGGGCGACGTAGGGCTTGTCCGTTGCCACATACTCGACAGAGTTGGTGGTGTCGCACAGGCCACCGTTCATGGCGGCCACGACAGCGCCGCCGGTCGGGTTGATCTCGTGGAACACGCCGAAGTCCAGGGCGCGGGA